TATTGTCGTGTGGCGTGGTATATACGTTCCGTGTTATCTGTCTGAACCAGAACAGCAGGGAATTGAGGAATAAGGTCTTCATCGTTCTGTGCGATATATGCTAAACCAAGAGTAGCCTTGTTATCATCGAGTAGATTGACGATGTAATCAAACGGTTGAAGAATATCATAGTAGTCCTGGGCCATTACCTAGCTGCTAGTGGTGCTTTCCCGACAGATGACCTTGAGACGAATAGACCACCGGCTCCATGAATTGCATGACGACGACCAACCATACTTCCAGTTGAGTATAGATCAATCGATCGATCAAACCACTCACCGAATTCACCCATGACTACCATCGCAGCTTCATCCGACATTCCGATGAACTCACGCTGTGGTAGTCCCTCCAAACCCTGATCATGAGCGAGTCCATAGTGAGGCAAGAGACTCGTCTGATAGAACACTGTATCCTTGGTAACTATTATTGCCTCGGCTGAACTAGCAGCTTCTTTCAAGGCACCTGACTGAGTTAGGATTCCCTCATTGGGATATTCCTCTGCAACAGGTCGATAGTTCTCTGACCATGGTTCCCAGGGAGTACCATCGGGTGCTGTTTGCGTTTCAAATCGTTCACGGATATCATGTTGCATCGTTTCACTTGCGGCAGCTAGTGGAAGTGTCCGATCTTCAAGAGCATCTGCAACTGCATAGAAACGGTTGGCGAATACCGCCGGGTCGGGATTCCAGGTGAAGGTGACTCTTCCAGCCATTTAGAATTGAACACCCATTGCGAAGATAGGATCGATCGATTCGTTATTAGGTTCAAACCATGTATTGTCAAAGTCTGTACCTATGTCTACTCCATCGATGGCAAGAGTTCCTGCGATAATTGCGTTAAGCATAGCCATCGCTTCGTTATACTTATTCTGTGCAAACTGTGGATCATCGAGTGAATTCTCTGAGTAACGAGTACGATAGATTAGTGCAGCAGCAAATCGTCCCGCAATTGCACGAATAATATTCGGTGTAGCTGTCGGAGTAATCCAGAGTGCGAGTACAGTCGAGTCAACTACACCGGCGAGGTTACCCCTGACGATCCGATCGGCGTCATCATATGCCTTTGCGCGATCGTCAGGGATCTCCTCGACTTTTAGTTTGTCAACAGGCAGATGAATCTGCACATCTGCATCATCGACAAGTGGCATTGTTAGGCACCTACCGGAACGTCAGACTCTTCCTCTTCCTCAGCATTAGCAAATGAACCCGGAGGATGTGCCAGGGCCAACTCCATGAGCATGTCCTGACTGACTTCTCCTTGTCCTCCTGTCAATGACCGAATAACTGCATCGGCAGGAGATTCACCTACGCGCAGATTCTTAGGAAGCTGATAGGGTCGCACTGATCCACCATCGACCAGTGCATCCCAGTCTTCATCTGATACACCAAGCTTGGCCTTACTTACCTCAGCACCAGGCTCAATGATATTACGTTCCATGATGATCTTACGACCATCACGACTTTCCTTGGACTTACCACCATTGTAGATGGTAGACCATGCATACATCTTAGCCATTAGTAATCTCTCCTTTACCAGGCCGTTGCCGAGAAAGCATCCTTGATCAGGTAACCAGCGGAAGAGAATGTAACCTTGAGATCCCACTTCCACGAAGTTCTAACCAAGTCAGACTTCCTGCCTTCTTCACGCCATCTATCAGACGGGCGCGTAGTACCATCGGGGTAAATCTGTGCGAACGTTTTACCAAACGATAGACTGTTGAGAGACATCTCATTCTCAACAAACGCTAGGATAACGTCCTTACCCCATGCAGACACAAGAGACTCAGTAGCTTCCTGAATATCGTTGTCGTTATACTGATCGTCACCGATAAGCACGAACTCACCTTCAAAGCCCGTAAGTGCCTGGAATGCACCGGGAGCAGTAAGAGCGAAGTTCGAGAAACGAGCAACAACGTCAGGGTGATTCTCAAGCCACGTCGTACCCTGTGCTCCCATTGCCAAACGGTTAGGTGCATTACCCGTCAGGGAGATGATCTTGTTGATAGCCGCACGAAGGATATCAATGGGATTGGACGTAGCACCTGCATAGTTATCCCACTGATCCGCCGTAACCAATGTAACCGTGTTACCAGCGGGATAGGTCGCTGTGTTCCGAAGCAACGCGGCCACTGCGATCTCATGTTCGAGTGAGAGTGAGTTGACGATCAGAGAAACAGCATCCTCTTCAGGGTCAAGCTGCAACGCGCCACCGAATGTTGCATTGGCGAGTCCACCCTGAGAGTTAAGCTGCTGCCTCTCTTCATCTGCAACCGCTGCCTGCAAAGAATGCTCAACGGTCTTGAACGTATCCTCACTCCAACGCCCACCGCGCACTTCATTGGCAACCGAGCCAGGCTCACGACGTGAGTAGAACCTCACACGATTGGAACGGTCGAACTTGCGGTAGCGACCTGACTGTGTACCAACTGCGGCCTCTGGCATGAGCCTAAGCCCAACGAAACCAGGGGGTCTGTATCCAACCGAAAAGTCAGTTAGAATCGGATCGGAGTACAGCGTACCGGGATCATACATCATAGTTCAGTTCACCACCTTTCCTAGACTACCAACGTGCCAGGTAGATCGAGTTGAACGCGGCAGAATTCTCCAGCACCAAGAGCGGCTTCAACGCACATTCCAATTTGCCGTTCCGTGGTACTAGCAACTGCCGCACGTCCGTTCGCCGACACGCTGACAAGCGTACCGATAGTAATTGCTTCAGATGCTTCCATCAATGAGGCACCCTCAACAGCAATCGATGCACCCTTACCAAGAGCAAGTTCTGCCGTTGATACATCATGCTGCACAATACCAGCAACAGGGTCAGTAGCAGCGGTCACAGGAGTAACGGTTTCCGCAGCCGAGAACTTCACAGCACGATACTTAACCAACGCTACCGCAGCCGTGTAACCCTTATCCTGAATATAGTTCCTTGTTGCACTAGGTGGCATCTATGTCCTCCTCTCTAGCTTTCGATGTAAGCCTTGAACAAGTCAGGATTCTGTGCCGCAACCTTCTTAAGTGCGGTCTTCTGATCCATGTTGTCCTCGGTCATTGCGGTTCTAACCAACTCTGCCATCTGCTGACGAACTTCCTGCGGCGTAGCGCCTGCACGCACCTGTGCCTTATCTTCGTCAGTCCTAGCCGAACCCTTCTCACCGTACTCAACAACGCCATCCTTGGCTGAAGCCGAAGTAAGCAGTTCGTTGAGATCCTCGTGAGTCATACGACGCTCTGCAATCTTCATATGAGCATCTTCGATCTTGGTACGAACAACATTGGAAAAGCCCTTCTTTGAATCATCTGCGAAGGACTGGAATCCTTCAGCAAACTGACGAGCCTCGTTCTCACGATCCCTAAGCTGCAACCTAGCAAGCTGACTGGCCTGCTCAGGGTAGGCAGCAAGGAAATCCTGTTGCTTCTGTGCATCCTGAGTAGCTTCACTCAGAGGAACCACGATCTCGTCAACCTTTGCGGTGACAAGCTCGCTCAAATCTTCGTCACTAGTATCATCGTCAAACTCGATACCGAGACGACCTGCAAGAGCTACTAGAAGCTCTCTATTCATTTCCTCAACCTCCTCGTAGGCAATTGGCGGTGGGTCACGTCTCCATCCTCCCTCTATCGCTCTATCACCCTTCTCGGGCGCTTCTCTCGGCTCAGGTTCACCACCTAGACCTGTACCGGGTTCTGAGTGTTCCTTGTCAGCATCGTATGACTGCTTGGTACTAGTGCTGTTAGTATTTACGATGTTGATATTACTATGAGCTGCGACACTGACAGTGGAAGCGATAGAACCTCCTTGGGTCATAGATTGTACAACTTCGTCAAACGTCGCAATGCCGTCGATCATGCCAGATTCAAGAGCCTGACGTGGAGTAACAATTCCACCTTCTCCATAGTTTCTACGAACTACGTCAGACTCGACTCCACGACCTCTGGCAACATCATCAACAAAATCATTATTGATTGAATCAACATGATTCTGCATATACTGTCTACCTTCGGCAGTCAAAGGTTCTACTCCCACTGCCTTAAAGCGGCCAGCACTGATAACTGTGTTCTTAATTCCCTCCATCTCATGCTTCTTGGATGCATCGGTATGTACAGTGTATGTACCGATCGAACCAAGCTGCCCCGATGGTGTAGCAAACATCTTATCAGCCTGCGAAGCGATGTAATAAGCAGCGGAGTTTGCATGAGCGTTAGCAAGAGCGTAGATAGGCTTCGTACCGCGAGCATCGAAAATCTCCGCAGCCATCTCGGGAATCTGCTCTGAGTACCCACCGGGGCTGTCAACATCGAGAAGGATGCTATGAACGTTGTCATCAGCAAGCATTCCACGGAAGTCTGACCGGAATTGCTCGATCGACGTAGCTCCACTCATCTCTGTCATGAGATTAGCCTTCGGGAAGATAGGCCCACTGAGTGATAGAACTCCGAGTCCGCCTTGATTCTTTGGGCCAACAGCACCCTTTGAATCAATAGCACTCATACGTGCGCGGATATCTTCCTGTGTCAGCGTACCTGACATATGAGATTCCATGATCTCAAGGATCATCTTCAGTGCCTCGGGAGTAATCATCCAAGGTGCTGAAGTCATCTTACCAATGATCTGTGCGTAATCTTTCATTAACCCTCCGCGTTATCGGTAGCGGCACCTGAGTTACCGTCGTTCTGTGCAGTCACGTCGCCACGCGGATCTTTGACACCGGGCGGAAGAACGATAGGTGTCTGCACAGTACCTCTCTTGAGCGGGGCATCGATGACAGTACGAATCCACTGCTCAGTCTCAAAGTCAGGAGTAATACCACTCTGAGCAAACAGATTCGAGATTGCCGATGCCCACTGCTGCAAGTCTTTCGTCTCACCGATATTCCTGACTCTCAAGCGAGGGAAGTGATCGGTATCAAAACTGTAACCTACAAGAAACGGGATGCAGTACAAATTGAAATCATCTGCGATAAGATTGGCTACATATCGCAGAGACTTGTTGAACATATCCTGATGTGCGCCAGAGGTAGCTCGACCTCCACCTGTTCCTTCAAGTCCGAGCATCATGAACTGGCTCATGGTATTCAACATAATTCCACCGTTATGATGCTCGATGGACTGCATAACGTTTACGGGCTGACCCGGTAGCTCAAGGAACTTAAGCTCCCAGTTCGGAGGCAATACTGCGCCACCATGCTCGTTAGTACGAATGTTCCGAACTAGCTCAAACGCCGCATCCTTGTCAGTTGTCTTGTATCCAGGCTTAAGCTGAATTGTCGGGAACCCCATACCATGACGTTCCTTTTGAATACCGTCGATGTTGTACAGGTTCGACTTGAAGAACCAATGACGGTAAGCTGTGCGAAGGATCGATTTACCCTCAATGTTACCGCCCTTCTTATTGTTGCTGAAGATGATAAGTTTCTCAATGGGAATCTCTACGTCAACAGGCTTGTTGTCTGCCTGAACTGCACCTTGAATAATCGAAACCGGGCCACCATTGTTGTCGTACTTGATCTCCTTAATGGTGGGAGTAGGCCGGGGTGCCAACTTCCGCAGCATTGTGTACTTGCGTCGGTTGGCCCCCGTTCGCTTCGGCGACCACTCGCGCTCCTCATAGACCTTCTCTATGACGGAGAAACCAAATTCGTACATTCGCAGCACATCCTCCAAGATCAAGAGGAACGGCGCGTTTGTACCATTAAGCAGATTGAACTCAACGAATTCCGCGATATCAAGATCAAGCGGATTATCGGAGAATGGTTCTACGAACCAATCGGCACCCATAACAGGTGTCTTCGCCGCACGGAGCGACACGTCAACCGCAGCATCCGAGTTAGCCATCTCTTCGTAGACAGCCGTTGCCTGTGAGCGGTTGCCGAGAAGAGGTACAACGTCACGGACTAGACCGCCACGAGAAGATCCCTTCTCTTGCATAGTACCGGCACCAGGATTAAGTGATCCTTTGCCACCTGTAGTAAGAGAAGTACCTGAACTGACCCGTCTAGGATCGCCATCTTGCGCCTGTTGTCTTCCGATTAGTTTATCGAACCAACCTGCCATTAAAACCTTTCGTACCTACCCATAGTTGTCTGAGACTGGAAAAACGTCGCGGCCTCAGACCGTTGCTGAGAGGGAGCATAGATATCGCTCAGGGACGAGCCGTATCCGAGTCCAAAAAACTGTGCAAAGAAATAACGTAGAGCATCAGGGCCGTGGTCATCGTGCTTATGTTGTCCTTCTTTGGAGTTGATCCCCTCTTTCTCATCAGGTGCACGGAGTTGCTCAAGTTGTCGAATCAACTCTGTGCAGGACGGATCAACGTATAATTTCGGTTTACCGTCAGCCTGAACACGCATCCACCGTTTAACGAATTCAACTCCGATACCCCAGGACGAATTGGTATCCTCGTCCTTCGGTTCATCGGAGTAAATCTGTCCCAGGACTAATTCCAATGTGTAGCGAGAGTCGCCACCACGAGGATCGCCAAACATTCCGTCCACATGGAAGTCCCGTGGATTAACACGATCTACGCCATGTTCACTCGCATAGCGATCAGGATTTTGTAGAACATGACCATGATCCCAGGACGAGAGATGCCGCTTTTGATACTCGCGCCACACGTATACGTTATCGTCTGGATCGACCATGATATCCAGACAGACAAAAGCATTTGCCCACCCATAGTCGAATGCCCAATAGTTTGACCAGAGAGGATTGTATTCGATATTCTTGACATGGATATTCATGTCGAATTCATCGTAAATCTTCCCGGTGAAGGCAGTAAACTCAGCGGCGATCTCCTGCTTAAAGAACTGAGGAGATACCTGTGCTTCCATCTCAAGAATCTCAGGGTCTTGTCTACCAAGTGGATAAGCAATTGGATTGTCCCAACTCGGGAGTCTCCAAGACTTGTAGAGTGGATTAACTTGTCCAAGCATGAATAGACCCTGGAACCAGTTGTATCCACGTGGAGTCGATGTGAAGATCGCCCATCCTCTATCACCTGTGGCGCTGCGTTTATCCGAGA